AAATACCGTCTCATCAATGCTCTAGCAAAGCTAGATGATTCTGGATGGGATAACTTAGAAAAACTCCTAGACACGATTTACGAAAAGAAATGAGAAAATAGCCAAGGGCAATGCGCAAACCCTTGGCTTTTCTTTTTAACCGATTAATGTTTTTATGAAAATGTATATTGACCTCAGCCAACATCTGTTTTCTATCTTTTGTATCATTTCAATAATTTCTTTCTTATAATCCATAAATAACCCTCCCTGTCGCAACTACCACCTACATTACAGTATATGTTCGGCTGTGGGAAATAGAACCGAACATTAGTTCGTTTTACTATTATACCACCTATTCCGACTCTTGGCAACTGCCAATGATATATGCGAACTTTCGTTATTTCATACACGAACTTTGCAATCTCAAAGAAAATTATGCTTTCACAGAAGAAAAATGCGAGATCACAAACTTTTCTGTGGACTTCCCTCAGATTATGGTTCGGCGCAGACTTCTCCTGATATGCGACACTGGTGATCTGCACATCATTGTGATTGTTCGGGACAATCTTTAGCGGAATATGTATCGTGCAAAATATCTTAAATATAATTAGGAAGAATGCAAATATCTTAAAACAATTATTTTTCATAACGAATCACTCTTATCCTTTACAAATCATGTTATCTGCGATAAAATAATAATACCACATAAAAGCGTACTTTTGCATGACACTTCAAAATCAGCAAGAAAAATGTAAAAATCATCAAAAATGGCATGATTTAAAGAGTATGTGCAAAGCGTAACAGGAGGAAAAATGTATGAGTAATGAAAAAACAAAAATCTGCAAGCACTGTAAAATGGAGATCCCGGCAGGAGCAAAGATATGTCCTCATTGTAGAAAGAAACAGGGCGGAAAGCTGAAATGGGTAGTTCTGGCAGTCGTTGTGATCGGAGCTGTGGGTGCGGCTTCTGGTGGAAGTTCTGACACAAAAACCACAACCACTTCTACTGCAAAAACAGAATCTAAAGAAGTAGCAACACCTACACCAGTAAGCTATACCTCTGTATCTGTAAACGATATGATGTCTGCTTTGAATGATAACCCGCTTGGAGCATCAAAGCAATACAAAGACCAGTATTTAGAAATCACTGGAAAACTTGGAAATATTGACGCTTCTGGAGACTACATTGACCTCATGGCAGATGGTGATTTTGAAATCATTGGCGTACAATGCTACATTAAAAATGATGAGCAGGAGTCAAAAGTTACATCTATGAAAATGGGTGACATGGTGACTTTGAAAGGAAAATGTACAGATGTAGGTGAAGTTCTTGGATATTCATTTGACATTGAAGAAATAGAATAAATAAAACCACCCCGGCATTGGCGTACCGAGGTGGCATTTATACATCTCCGAAGAAATGTAATATTCTGGCAAAACATATTGTATCATCTTCGGAGCAGTCGAACAAGACAGAAAATTTGTTCGGCTGTTATTTTTATACCTAAAAACAGCTATAAAGAAAAGAGGAATAAAAATGGCGAAGAAAAGAAAGAAATACCCGAAGCTCCCCAACAGTTTCGGAACAATACGGTATCTGGGCAGCAATCGCAGGAATCCATTTGCGGTCCATCCTCCGGCAGTACTGGATGAAAAGACCGGAAAGCCCGTCCGACCGCCTGCAATCTGCTATGTAGATGACTGGATTAAAGGATTTACTGTACTGACCGCATACAAGGCAGGAACATATCAGCCAGGGATGGAACGAGACCTTGAGATATCACCTACAACGGACGTAGATACCCTTGTTACTCGTTTGATTGCTGACTACAATACAATCAAGGGTGTCGAGGATAAACACCCGGAAATCAAGAAATTGACGTTTTCAGAGGTATATGAGAAGTTTTACGCATGGAAGTTTCCAGAGGGTTCAAAACTTTCTTATAGCTCAAAGATAGCTTACCAGACTGCTTACTCAAACTGCACGGCTCTGTATAATCGTGTATTCGAGGATTTAAAAGCGCCTGATCTGCAAAAGGTAATTGATGACTGCCCGTTAAAGCGTCAGAGTCTCATGGCAATTCTTACGCTGTTCAAACAGATGTATAAATATGCTGTTTACTCAGAAATTGTAACAGAAAACAAGGCTTTGTATGTAAAAGTCAACGCGGATGACGACACTGAACATGGAACACCATTTTCTGACAATGAGTTAAAAATTCTCTGGAAGAATTCTGCTGACCCGGAAGTGCAGCTTATATTAATCATGTGTTATTCTGGCTGGAGAATCGGCGAAGTGCTTAAGTTGACGACTAACTTGGAAGAGAGATACTTCCAGGGCGGTATCAAGACTAAGGCAGGAAAGGACCGCGTAGTGCCAATTCATTCGGCGGTATACGAATTTGCTAAGCAAAAGGTTCTTACTCAAGGCGGGAAGCTCTGTGTATATACTCAGCAGCACCACCGTAATGCCCTGTTCTATCCTACGCTCGAACGTCTTGGAATTGTTGGCGATCCGAAACACACGCCACACGACTGCCGCCATACTTTTTCCATGTTATGTGAAAAATACGGCGTCCGGGAGAACGACCGGAAGCGAATGCTGGGTCACTCTTTTGGTGGAGATGTTACAAACGCGGTATATGGACACAGGACATTGGAAGAACTCCGCACAGAGATTGAAAAGATAAAAGTCCCATTTGTGACTAACTGTGACTAACGGAATCTTATTTTATCAATTTTATTCATCACAATTCAGAACATAAAAACGCGTGAAACCCTTGTAAAATCAACATTCTCAGCGATTTTGCAAGGAATTCACTCATTTCATTTTCATTATTCTAATTGTATTTAATTAGGACATTAAATTAGAACTATGCAAATGTCAAAAAGTCCTTTAAATACAGTACTTTAGAGGATATTTAATTAGGAAATGTTTTTTCTTATTTGTGACCAACGTGTGTCCAACGAACTAATAGGATTTACAAAACGAAATGATACAATATGTTATAATAAACATGATTCCCGGGGTACTATCCCCGGGAGCTTTTATTTATGAATTTCTGAAATTCTGGTAAATACGCCCTTCGGGACAAACTCAAATACGAACCCATCATCATTCGGGTACGGGATTCTGACAAAGTACCATTTCAGCCCGGAACCGTCAGTTTCTGTGTACTTCATTACCTCTACAACTGCACCTTTTTTCAGCTTTGGAAACAGTTTAGATGGGCTATTTTTGTTTGATTTTGTATAGCATTTTGTGTCTTTTTTAATCTGTGCAATGTAGGCTCTGGTGTTCTGCTTTTTGACTGTATCTGAGTCTGAAACTGGCGTTGTATCTTTGACTAAACTGTAGTTTGGAGTGCAGAATTTTGTTCCCGGGAGGTTGCTGTTGTAGTAGCTTTTCTGGCATACTCCACCGCCATTTGCGATAATTGTAGAGCCACCAGAAGTGTTTCCTTCGACTGTCCAGAACCGATCTCCTGACACTTTTATTACGATTCCGGTGTGTGTAAATGTGCCATTTCGATAAAAAATAACAATATCTCCAACTTTTGGATTGCTGTTCAGAGTAAACAAATCTGCCATTGTCGGACAATAAACGTATGGCCAATGTTTTAAGAGCTTCTTTGCTGTGTCTAAGCCAAACGCCTTCATCATGCACCATGAAACAAACGCTGCGCACCACGGCTGCCCCTGATAATCCGGCTTAATATCTCGCCAGTACTTCGTATAGTTGTTCGAACCGGCGTTTGCAGTCTTACTGTCGAGCTGACTATTATTCTTCTTTTCAAGGTATCCAATCTCATTTTTTGCAATGAGAATCACTTTTTCAATAGCTTTATCCATTGCAGAAACCTCCTCTTTGTAATCCTTATAGAATGCATCCATGTCAACGTTACCACTAATGCCGGATACTTTTCCTCTACTGGAATACTGCCAGCCTACACCAACAGATGGACGCAATCTTTCCTGTACAGAGCCATTATCACTAGCCGGATAACGAGCAATCCAGCAATCGTACTTTTTCAGGGTGTCTGACAGAACGTTATTATACCAATCAAGATTGCAGTAGATACCGACCTTATAACCGGCTTTTTTGATTCTGGTCAGAAATGCTACTGCAATATTCTCAATCGCCTGTTTTCCAAGGTTTCTCTGCTGACTCCATTCAAGGTCGTAGAAGATTGGAAAGTCCATTCCGCGTCCGCCAAGAACAGAAATTACGCTCTCAGCTTCATCAATTGCCTGTGCCGGTGTCAGAGCGTAACTGTATTTATATCCGCCGACAAGGATTCCATTTGACTTGCATCCTTTGTAGTTATGCTCAAAAGAGGAATCGGTTCCAGATTTTTGATGGATTCTCAATATTGCAAACTTAATTTCAGAATTCGATACTTTCGCCCAGTCTGGCTTACTCTGATAAGATGATACGTCAATTCCTTTAATTTCCATATTTTCTCCCTTGCACGTATTTTATTTCACTATTCCTGGTTTTGATTCTGTTACTGTCCCGTCCTCATTCAATACATAGCCATCCTTTTGAAGTCTTTCAATTACCTTCTTATCCCACAGCTCAGGAACATCTGTCCATTTTTTCAGCCCATTGATTACTCGTTCTTCGAAAAATTTAACCATTATTCTTACCTCCGATTGTTGCAACTAATGTAGCAAGTTCGTCAAGTGCCGAATCATGCGTTGATACAAGTTCAGCCAGACCGTCAATGCCATCACCATTAATTAGAATTTTACGATTAGATTCCGCATTAAGCATCTGCATCACAATGTCTAACTTTTCAGACATCTCATTCAGCCTGTTTGAAACTCGATTGATGGCTTTGTAAATGTTCACAATTTCTTTTTTATCCACAATTATCATCTCCTTTGATTAAAAATAGTACCGCAAATCCTTTTAACTGTCTTACGGCGGTAGATGGGATTTGCTAGGATTTTAGATACATAAGCAGGGGACAATGCCACCAGTGTTACTGGCACTGTCGGCGTTCGCACTCCCGCCTCTGCCCACACCACAGAAGGGATCGCTGCCGCTAGAGTAAGGCGAACGTGTCCAATACTGGCCAGATACATAGGTACTACTATAACGTGGTTTCTTATATCTGTTTGCAGTCGCATTCTTGAAATATTGATACTGTTTTCCTTCTCCTGCAAAAGAATGCGTTGTACTGCCAAAAATCTCAATTTCAGAAGGTAAAAACGCATAGTCGTTAGATGTTTTAATTGTGTTACTTTGGCTACCTTCCGAAGTCAGTTTTCTAACTTGTTTCATCATATTCTGAATATAAGTAGGTAAACATTTCTTGTACACATTATTGCACCATGTATGCCTATCGCAGTACCCCCAACCACCGCTATTCGTGTTTGAACTGTTCATATAACCACATTCATGTGATGTATCATAAGAACTATTATATTCTGTCGTAGTGTCTAAATACAGCATACGTTCTGTCTGAATTGTAATAGCAGCTTTGGTCTTGCCATTGATAGCAGTCACTAAATCATCATGTTCGATTCCGATAATTACATAAATGTAATCATTCGCTTTGTGCGACTCACTTACGCCCGTTGCAGCCATTGCGTTGTGATGGATTGTTCTCTTGTCACCAACCGCCCAATAATCACCAATGTTGATTTTACCTGCGTAATGTGCTTCAATCATCTTTTCAATTTCCGCATCTGTTCCATCAGCAAATGCGACAATCTTTAAATCCTCTGGCTCTCCGAGGAGTCTGTTTCCTGCATCGTAGTTGTATACGCCATCGGTAGAATATGGGAACAGTGCGAAGTAATATTTCTTGCCATTTGTCAGCCCTGTGACTGTATATCCTGCGGTTTTGTATTTGTCACGAACTGTATTATCAACCACAAGCGTTCCGTCATCTGGGTTTGCAGGATAACCTGTTTTTTTCATTACAAGTTTTGTACCAGCCCATGTAGAGAATGTTGAACCATTGATTACTGTGTTTTCAGGGTCTTGCCACTTGATCGTGACAGATGCGTTTGCGTTCTCAATACTTGGATTGTTTACGGGTTTGGGAGTGACGGTTGTGCCACCGCCTTTTGCGTGGAGTGTTCCGTCTGCATCTATGAATGTTGTCTTGCCATCAGGTTTGACCTTACCAAGAGTTTCGGTTGTAGCAATCGGGACAGTCGCATCACTTCCTTTGTCTCCCTTAGGACCTTTGATGTTTACTGTTTCAGGATTGGCAACTCCATCAGCATTACTCCAGCTCAAATTTCCGTCGGTGTCTACGTCTGGCACGAATGTAGTGCCCTTGTCTCCTTTAGGCCCGGCATCTCCAGTCTCTCCCTTTTCTCCTTGTGGTCCAACATCTCCTTTTGCGCCTGTATCACCTTTCGGCCCGGTAATATTTACTGTCTGGGGGTTTTCAAGCCCTCCGTCATTACTCCAACTTATATTCCCTTTGCTGTCTACAACAGGAGTGAATGTGATTCCTCGCGCACCAGTATCTCCTTGCTCGCCTTTTGGACCAACTGGGCCTTGCTCGCCTTGCGGCCCGGTATCGCCTTTTAGACCTTGTGCCCCCTGCTCTCCTTTTTTTCCAGGGTCTCCTTTTACGCCTTGCGGTCCCGGGTCACCCTTTGGGCCTTGTGGACCAATTGGTCCCTGCGGTCCTTGTGGCCCTTGAATCTTGCCGGCATTGTTCCAATTTGTGCCGTCAAAAACCCACATTTCTCCATTTATTAAATACGCGTCGTTCTTCTCTGCGCTCAAGGGGAGGTCTGCCTCAGATTCTTTTGTGCCAAGGATATTAAGAGATGTTCCATCATTTCCTTGTTCACCCTTTTCTCCTTGTGGGCCTTGTGGACCTTGTGGACCAACATCTCCTTTTTCACCTTGTGGTCCCTGCGGACCTTGAGGCCCTATAATATTACCAACATTTTCACTATCACCATCTGAAAATGTTATTGTCAAATTTCCATCTGTGTCGATACTGACCGCTGTGATAGAGATACCCCTTAGTGATTCTTTCTGCTCGGGTGTCAGCGATTCAAATGCTACGGTGCCATCCGCACCCTTTTCTCCCGGATCACCTTTATCTCCTTTTTCACCCCTTGGACCCTGCGGGCCAGCAGGACCCTCTGCGCCTTTCTCTCCTTTATCTCCTTTTTCGCCTTTTGGACCCTGCGGGCCAACAAATTCTCCGGCATTGACCATCTCTGAAATATCCTCAATGGAACACAATCGTCTTACATCATTAGCCGCAAATGCAATGTATAAGGCTTTGCCAGATGGAACAGAAGGGTCATTGCCAAGAATCGCAACGGGCTCTCCGGGACGAATTTTCGACGTATCAAAATCGGAGTACATACCGCGCCGGAATTGTATTGTGTATGTATTGGCCATATTAGACTTACCTCCTTATAAAAGGAAATTATTCCTTATGTAATTCTTTACAGAATCAAGATTTTTCTGTACATCGTCATCCATTACAAGGAAATTGCCTTTATTGTTCTGGCTGATGATACTTCCTGTGTTTTCGTCTACTTCTGAATAGGTGTAAGCAATGCGGCTTCCCTCTCCAGTACTAAGATTCATAAAACTTGTTAAAATTTTTTTCATGATATTTTCCCCATTTCGTCAATAATTTTTTCCCTGTTATTAAGAAGTTCTTTTTCATAATCTGGTTCTGATACTTCAAGGCTTTCACTGTAGTCTGGTTCTGGCATGTCTGTGTCTATTGCCCTGTCGTAGGCTGTTTCGCTTGCGTCAGCAAAACGCATGTGTTCATAGTCAGCCTGCCGCGCTTTGATTTCAAATGCAAATTTAAGCCCCGGAGTACCTTTTACAGTGAAATATGTCTGCTCTTTTTTATCTACCCAACAATCTCCATCTCCTTCCTTTTGTAAAAACACATAATATTCAATCCTTACATTGGTAGATTCTTGGAATATATCATCTATGTCTATCAGGCATGTGCCGTCTTCCGATACGGATGCTTCTCCGATGTCTCCGAACATGGGGGACGCCATTTCATAACAATAAAATGCCTGCGTACCATAGTTTTTTGTTGGAAGGATTCTTTTCTTTGTTCCTCGGACACTTAAATCTGCAAGGTCTGTTCCCGTTCCGATGCTATAGAAATGGCCACTGGCTTCTATATGTGTACCTGCTGTAACTTTTTTTGATGCCGAAACACTGTCTGCCGAAACGCTGCTCGCCGAAACGCTTTTATTAAACGAGGCTGAACTTGCATGTACGGTTCCTGTATAAAGATTGATTCCTCTAATACGCGTTCCATACAATGTCCCGTACCCCGGTACATATATTCCTGTATTCGTCTCTGAATAGATCTCTCCAGTTGAAGCATCTAGTATTACTTCTCCATACGTGCCACTTGCTGAAAGCTTTTTAATTCCAACTTTCCATCCTGCTAATTCGCCTGTGTTAATATAATCGGCATTCATGTACACATTGCCATTTGATAGATACAGGCCTTTATTGCTGCTGTTATCGCTTAGCACATTAATAATCTCTTGCTTGGACATTTTTCCTATGTCGAGATCACTGAGCACTTTATCTGTATAGCTGTTTGCACTTGATAGCGCTGTCGAAGCTTTGTCTTCCGCAACACTATATATTGTATCACCATTTGTTAATACAAATGTATCAGGTCTGAGCGTAACATTTCCGTAGTTATCAATCGCAAATGTTGATACTTCAGAACTGTTTGTAACGTTGATGTTCTTCAGATTAATCAAATCAGCTGAAATCTGTCCGGACTTAATATAGGAAGCATTTATATACAGATGTCCGTTCTGCATATAAATTCCCTCTTGCTTACCGTTATCCGTTAAAGCGTTAAAAACTCTTTCAAAATTGACAATTTTTTCAGCGTCCAGTTCCTGCCAAGCGCCAACAGTTCCAGAAAACATATATACCTGGCTTGTAGAGAAGTTCATGAAAATCGAGCCGTCATGTTTTTTATATTCTTCACTTTTCCACTCAGATGCCGGATAGTTCTGCAATGTTGGTACATACGTGCCATAATAGTTCGGGATAGTCACATTATTTTGAACTGTCCCATCCACAACATCCTTGGCGATCTGTTCAATAGTTCTACTTTTTAGCGTAAAGTTTTCAACTTCTAATGTGACAGTACCCGTGTCAGCATCTATTCTTAATGTCGTATTCCCGTTATTGTCTTTCGCTGTGAAGCCTCTTGTATTAATCCACTCTGATTGAATACCGATGGCATAGAGAATATTCAGAACGGCATCTCCATTACTATCAAAGCCGGCTTTCCATGTCTGACCCCCATCTACTGACAAAAAGAATCCATCGACACCTGTCTTATAAATTACTTTAGAATCAGCAAGTGTAGGTTTATCATGCCGGTACGTAATTACGGAATCATCTTCTTGTATTTCCTCTGTATAGAAGAAACCTAGCGTGTTTGCTGCAAGCTCGTTCATTTGTTTGAGCTTTACGTCATAGGCAGATAGTTTCTTTTCTATATCTTTTTTTGACTGCTCTACCGCTGTTTGCTGATCACCAATAAACTCGCTTGCATCTTCTTCAGCACTCTTTGCGCTACAACTCCATGATGTTGAACCGCCGAACACGAACTCTATATCTGTCACAAACGATCTAAAGACACGATTCTTTGTATCAATAAATTCAACTGGATCGCCAAAAGTGGCGTATCCGTTGGCAATTCCGTCACATGAGAAAGGACGCATTCGCAAACCGATTAATTGATTTCCAATAGCTTCGACTCCTGCCTGTGCATTGCCCGACAATAGCTGATTGTCAATAGTAATCACATAGCCGTCCTGACCTGACATATATTCGGTCTCATCTTCTACATATTTGACACCTGTTACAATAACATCGTCTACGTCATATTGTAGATTCTGAATTGAAAATAACGCGTGATAATCGTTATTGCTTAACGTACCACCATCAATCACAGTCCCCATTGTCCATGGATTAAGCGTGCCGCCATCCAGATCATCACCATTTGTCCAGTTCTTTACTGCTCCACCATCGTAAATAGTCGTATTGGTAAATGTCTTATCAAACGTAATAATCCTGAGTAAGTCATTTTCGTCGATTCTTGCATTTCCACCGGCTATCCCGGCACACATTCCGATTACTGTACGGTATGTCGCATTAGATGGCGCTTTCCGAATCTGAAAGTCCGCATTTGGAAACATTGCATCTCCAAGAGTGATTCCACATTGCTGGCAGCATTCTGAGAGCAGTTCCTTGACTGTACAAGGAAAAGACAGGTTAGAATCATATGTCTTATCAGCATTGTGCATTTTATCTAAGAGAGAAAGACTTATTTCGCTCGCCGTTGCAGGCTTTTTCGACACAATGTAAGTACCTCTCTTTATAGCTTCTATCCTGTCGGATAACTGCACATTGAGAAAGATAACAAACCTTGCGGCGTTAAAATTATATCCGTCAAAGCGCCCGTCATCATTTACCAATGATAAACTTGCCGTTTTTTCTATTGCTACACCCACCGGGAAGTCCCCAGAGTCTGCTGAATCTACGAGACTATTTCCAGACAGATAAAAGTCTTTTTTGCCTAGCTTAAGAGTTGTACCATTTGACAATGTAACATTTGCTGTCACGTAATAATTTCTGTTTGTAAGAGATTCTTTCTTCAACTGAGTAGATACATTTATCAAATCGGCTCAATCCTCCTTACATTAATAGACAAATCCGTCCACTTTTCTTCCCCGTCTTTCAAAGTTTGCGCAGCCATATTAAAATTTGATGCGTAGAATGTTCTGTCTATCCATCTTCCCGGAACAGTTGGGTCTTTGTGGTGGAATGTAAATTGGCTCTTGTTAAGTACAGTATTTAGTATGGTTGCTATTTCAGCCCATGTAAGCTCGCCCCATTGCATGTCATACCCACCAATTGTTCCCATTGGTGTATTGTGCATAATCAAATCCTGACTTCTTTTAGAATCTTCCGTAGAAGTGGTTGCGAACACCGGCTTGTAGCTGTCCGGTGCTCTTATAACAACGTTGTCTATTTTAAATTGTTCCTGCGGCATATTCTTCTCCTTACGCTAACTCAAATGGGTTCTTCCCATTCCGGTTTCTTCTCATTTCAGCTTCACTGATAATAATATCTAACAGTTTTCTGCCAGATGCATTAACTGTAACATTGTAGGTATTTCCATCTCCCTGCCCTTTTCCTGACTCTTCCCGGACGATCTGCCGTAATAGGCTTTCCGGTGCTTCCAGGTTATTTCCTTTCTTCTGGTCACCTAATACCGCAAGGAATTCTGACCTTGGCGGAATAACTGCGCCACTGGCCAGATATGGGATAGTTCCGATACGTGGAAATGTCGCATGAAATCCAATAGTCTTTGAACCAAACGGTGTTGGAACAGTCCAGGGTCCAAAGGAAAATGCAGATTCAATTCCACCAATTGCATTATTAATCATTCCAACTGCATTATTAACAATGCTGATTGCTTGATTGATCGGAGCTTTAATAAAATCCACAATGCCTTCAAACGCAGATCTGACTGCATCTCTGGCGGCATTAAACTTATTAGTGATAGCATTTTTTATCGCTTCTACTTTATTAGATACGAACGTAGCTACGTTTTCCCATGTTTTTGATGTCTTGTTCTTTACGCTGTCCCATACGCCTACAACTTTAGTTTTAATTGCATTAAATACTGTGCTGGCTGTGGATTTAAGAGAGTTCCAAAGGCCAGAAAGTGTCTTTTTGATTGCATTCCAAGTAGTAGATGTTGATGTTTTAATAATATTCCAAACATTAGCTATCTTTTCTTTCAAATTGCTTAATGTACGTGTTGCTGATTCTGACAATTCACGAGTCTTTTCAACAACCCAGTCTTTTAATTTTGTTGCTGCCGCGCATATTTCATCCCAGTTTTTGTACAGCAAAACTCCGATTGCTATAGCAGCACCGACTGCGATCGCGAAAATCCCGCCAGTACCGATTGCTGTCGCAATGGCCTTGATTCCACCCATGATTCCGCCAGTACCAGTCATTAACGCGATAAGTCCTTTTACGGCTGTAGCTATTCCAGATGCACTTTTGATAACTCCCGATGCTAATTCTGCAATCTTTGCTGCCGCGAACGCTCCGATTAGGGCTGCGCCGAACGCTTCAACAATCGACTGATGATCAGCAAGAAAAGTTGCTACTTTTGCGACTAAATTAATCACTGTCGGAAGTCCTACCTCAATAACCCATTTCAACATCGGAAGAACGATGTTATTGTAAATCCATTCAAGAACATTTCCAATGGATTCCAGAATTGGTGCAAATGCACTTGTCAGATTACTGATAGATTCTAACAGCGGATAGAAATCTAAGTTTGCCGCCCACGTTGCCGTATCTGCGGCAATCCTCTCAATGAACTGCATAACCACCACAAGAGCATCTGCGATGTTCTGTATAATCTGCGTTCCGACATTGTTCTTATTCCACGCGTCGGCAAAACCGGATGCAATATTCCCAATAGTTTTAAGCACGTTCTGAGCAATCCTTAGCATGGTTGTAAGCATTGTCGTACCTGTACCGTTTGTCCAGACTTCCATGAGACTCCTGCCTACACTCTTAGCAAGCTTCGCAATTCCAGATAGAGCAATCTGTGCCGCATCAATAGTATTCTTACCCTCTTTTTTCCAAGCGTCCTGAAATGGCTTCCAGAGCTTTTTAAGGAGCTTCGCGAGTTTTTCAGCTGATTTGCTAATTTTGTCAAGGACTGTCTCACCCTCTGCCATTTTTCCGTAATCAACATTTTGTACAGCATCTTTCATCTGATCTGCAAGTCCGCCGGTTGCGCCCGGTACTTTTGACGATGAATCCGCACTTTTATCCGTTGAGTAATTATTTATTTCGTCGAGAGGACTAAGATATCCTTTTGCCGCCTTAGTAGCTTTCTTGGTTGCGTCCGCTGTATCATTTGTTGCATCTGCCAGCTTTTCGGCATTGTCGGCAGCATTTCCATATTGGTCTGCCGTATCAGCTATTGCATCTGTTCCGACAAGACCTGCACCACTTGTGCCTGTCTGGCCAGATGATTTCTTTCCGGTGATTAATTCCGTAAATGACTTGAAGGCATTTGCCAGAGTTGCTAACTTACCGAGCAAGATATTAATAACTCTCAAAACGGGAGTGAAGAGATTGATTAATCCCTGTCCGACTGTTGCCTTGAGAGATTGCAACTGTAACTGCATCACTCTGACCTGGTTCGCCCAACTGTCAGATGTTCGGATAAAGTCACCAGATGCAGCCGATAACTGTTTCTGTACAAAAGCCAGGCGGAGAGCAACTTTCTCCTGTTCGGTCATAGCAGATGTGGTTTTGCCGTAGCCATTTGCAAGTGCATACTGGTCAAGTGCTGACTGGGTCATTACCACGCCGAGGTCCTTGAGCGTTTCCGTTTCACCTGTAAACACTGATTTCAGCTTAGTATAAGCCAAGTCTTGCGAAATGTTGTAGAATGATGCCACATCGCCAGTCAACTGTGTCAGAGCCGTTGACATATCATAAGCCTGTGCCTCAGAGAAACCGAACGACTTAGACATTGCTCCGAATGTTCCGACATACTGTTTTGCCATCGTTTCTGATAGTCCGGCTGAGTCCATGGCGTTCTTCGCAAATTCATCAACCTTATCAGACATGGTTGTAAATGTAACATCAACCACGTTCTGAACTTCCGCCAGATCAGAGCCGAGTTCCAGGCATTCTTTGCCAAACTGAATCAGTTTCCCAACCGCGAATGCACTGCCGATAAGGATGCCGATTCTTTTTACCACTGTACCGAGACCCTCAAATTGCCGTCCAAGAAGATTTACATTTCTGCCAGTCCTTGGTATCGTAGCATTTGCTTCATTGAACCCTCTGGATAAACTTGAACCGACATTATCTGCTGAAGACTCCAAACCATTTATAGAATCTTCCACTTCTCTGGTCCGCTGCTGCAAAGAGGAAAAAGAATCATTTAACTGCTCGATTCCTTCGTTGAGTACAGAATCTATTTTTTGACTAATTCCTTTTACAGATTCAGCCAAGTCTTTGAACGCTGCTTGTATCTCATTTATGCTTGATGATATACCACTTGTATCAAGATGGGTATCAATAATGATCGAACCATCAGCAGCCATGCGTCCACCTCCTAACTATTTGAGGTTCAACATCTCATTCAGCTTATCTTTATAAGCTTGCTCCTCATCGCTGAGACGTGTTTTTATGTCAATAATATTCTTGTTTTCCTGATAGAATTTCTTTTCCCACTTGTCGAGCTTTTCGCCCTTTGCTTTTTTTGAACGAATTCCAACTACGGTATTAAAAAGGCACTCGCCAGACTCCATGAAATATCCAAAGAACGTCCACCAGTGCATATAAGGTACTGATCTGATTTCTTTACCAGCAACCTTGTTTACAGCCGGCACGATCATATCTCCGTCCTGTTCCCAGTCCATCAAGCGGGGTTTAGGTTTATTCGGACTATCGTCAACTTGACCGCAGTCAATAAACTCGCAAGCTTTCTGACAAGCTTCTGTAAGATGTTCTGGGGGTATGCTTTGCCAGTCCTCAAACAGAATCTGTAACATAACAACAGCTTTCGCCTGTTCATCCAGTTCTGGGTCATTCATGGCTATGAGAATATCTATAATCACTCGAAAATCCGTTCTGATAGAAAAATCCACCCCACTGATATTTAGTGAGGTGGGTAACTCATAGGCGGTCATTTTGTATACTTCTCCGTGTACTTATTGACTACTTCCTGCATTTTTTTCTTTCTTTTTTCAATTTCTGGTGTAAGTGCTTCATTGATTTTGTCCAGAACGATATAGGCGAACACCTGACCATTTCCAAAAACAGTTGTTGCGGTAATTGGTTCTTTGAATAAATCCTTAGATGCTTCGTATCCGAGCATATAATTGATTTTGTCCTCAATCTGCTTATTAATCTCCGCCATCTCTTTGCTGGAAGAAACATTTTTAACAGATTCCTGAGCCTGCTCAAAGAAAGTTTCCAATTCTTCCGCTCTTGCTGCAACGTTAATATCAGTAGGGTTCAACTTGAATGAAGAAAACACTTCACCCTGTTTGTTTGTGAATGTGAAAAGAAGAAATCCATCATCAATGTTTGTATTAATTGTCTTTGCCATTTTCTATACCCTCCTAAAAATTATTCGCTGTCAGCTGTAAATGTGCCGGAACTGATATCAAATTTTCCTTTTACTCGTTCGCCGGTATAATTGACGGTAAACGGAATCTGATAGCCAGATGTATCACCGCCGTAGGAGGTCGGCACAACGTAGCAGTCCTGCTGATATGCTTCATACTTGCCTGCTGTGGCTTCTGTCCAAAGGTGAACCTCAACTGCTTTTGTTTTGAGGTTATCGTCTTTGAGACGTCCATCTACAATCTTCTGTAATGCTGTAAACAGATCAGAAGTAGTGTCTGCATAGAATGGATCAGCGTCAGAAGAAACTTCGTAGCCGTTATGTTTGAATGTGGATTCTCCAAGAATGTTTTTAGAGGTTTCGGTGTCTGGATTGAGTTCAACATTGTACTCTTCCAGATCTTTTCCAAGACGTTCATACTTCGGTGTCAGTCCTCCACAGAGAGAACCTGCATCGATATAATGAGCCATATATTTACGGTCAATTTTTCCTGTAACTGGCATAGAAATGTCCTTTCTGCCTATAACTTTAAAAGGCTGTGTAGGTTAGCGACTATCTCCAATTGATAGCCGGTTGTTACTTGTTATATTGCTTCGTAAGTATTTTCGTAGCGCACCGACAATGGTAACAACCAATCCTGTACGCCACTCTCCTGCGGTTCTAAACCATAGGAGTTGTCACGGGTGATACGTTTTATCACTCGCCCCTGCGAAAGCTCTGGAAACACATTTAAACGCGTCTCAGAGCCATTTATAATAACTGGTTCCCGGCATATCCATTTACCGAGATTGTCAAGGAACTTCTGAACAGATAGTTTCTGCCTTTCTTTGTCAGATGCTGTGCGATATACCACGTAAAATGGGTACTGGCATACCTGGTGCATTACGCCACAAACATCTTCTTTTTCTGAATAAATCAAAGCTCCATTATCTGCCGAGAACGCAATTCCCGATTCTTTGCCAAGTTCCTCGAATTTGATTATTTCATTGTCGTGTAGTCCCGGATACTGGTTTAGAAGTGCTTTCATGGCGTCTGTCAGAATGTCATATCCGGTTGCATCTACTCCGATAGGTTTATCTGCCATGTCTGCCACCTCCTGCCTGTGCTTTTACTTTGCGAATCCATGTGCTGCCGTATTGTCGTTTAGCGGCATCGAACCATTTTGCTTGTACCTGAGTATGCGGTGATTTTGTATATTGAAGATTCTCCTTTGCGTTCGTCTTGCCAGAATACTGACTCACAAGAACCTTTTCCGCATCGCGTCTTGCCCATGTGCTACCTGTTGCGGGGTCGACCATGGTTTTTCCAAAATAAAGAAAACGTCCATATGGTTCTGCCGCCGCACATACAAATCCAGTCCCTTGCATTGATGTACTTTTGACTCTTGTTTGGTCAATAAAATCTCCTGAAATCATCGGCATAAACTCTATCATACTGTCCATGACCATCCCGTCAAGGAGATACTGAGCTTCTTGGTATTGTCTGGAAAATCTGCTCATATTTAGCTTTATTTTCATATCTCCATCGACTACGGAGAATCCTTTAAAATGATGAATTTTGCTCATATTACTTACCCAGAATCTCAAAGTGTGGAATCAGTGTGTACGGACCGCCTACACTGGTAACCTTAAACACGTTATCCTTGTTCTCGTTCATGTACTGGTAGAATCCGTTTCGATAATCACCATCAGTTACCGTCCCACCAGTCCACTCGCCCTCCCAGAAGAACGATTCATCTGAGAATGTGATAGTATCCTCCAGAGCGTTGTTAATCTGCCTTTTCCACTCTTTAGGTGACACCCATGGTAGAATCTTGCCGTTTTTATCAGTAATGGTTATATCACCGTTCTGGACAGTGTATCGAACGTGTAACTGTGCGTTGTCAGTTACGTCTGGTCCGTACTTTTTGAGGATTGCTCCTTTGTCCGTAATCAGGTCAACGCCGGATAAAACATGAGGATACCAGTACGCATCTCTTGTTGTGGCACTTTCGTAATAGTTGAAAAGTGTAATTTTAGATGAATACATGATACCCTCTCCTTAATTATTCTTTCTGAACTGTCTGCTTAATAACCTGATTCACACCGGTTGCCGACAATCCGTTAAACATACCGACCGCAACTGCCGTGATATAATCCGTTGCCGGAAAGTCTGGGATAACTCCCATCCCGACTGCTCCGAGAACTCCGCCAATAACCGCCATGATTACCGGAATCCATTCATCAGAGATTCTTTTTGATGCTTTGCAGCCCATTCCTACGATGTAGCATATCATAACGATTGCTATGCATGAGCCAAGTGTTGAAATGTCCATAATCATACCTCCAAATCAACTTTTTCCATAACTGCCCTTGTTTCCAGAACAGCAATATAATCCGTCATTGCTCTTACCTGCATATTGTAAGTACTTCTCGGACAAGTAGGAGTAAATGGGAGTTCTCCTTTGTCCCATTTTTCAAGCATATTCGCAAGTTTCTTATATCGAATAACCACCTGCATATACTCTGCCTTAAAGCGTTCCTTGTAATCTGCACTGTTCATCATTTCAACTGTCTGTTTTAATTCCATCATTTCTATCACACTCCTGCATACAATACTGATATTCACATTAATTTAAGTTCATTGAATACTTTAAAAATTTTTGGTGACTGAATAGCAAACCAGTCGACCATTTCTTCATTCACAGCCCAACTGCTAGCACTGTTCGAATTGGAATCAAGCCCAGACTCAAGCAAAAACGCATGAATGATTTCGTGTCTAACAACCTGCTTCTGATAGCTTTCAAGGTCTGCCTTTACTCCAATCTGCCCCTGCGATGCCTCCATATCATCAACCACAATTTCCCGTATTGATAAATCAGTATAGCCATCTACATTTGTCAGATTCGGATATTTTTTCTCGCTCCCGAACTTCACGTTCCATTCGGAGCCTAAGATATTAACCTTAAAATCCTGCATATAAAATCGGTATCCCTTCATCCGTCTTTACTCCCATCAGAAGCGGTAAAGCTGTCTTTAAGAGCAAGTCGTTTGTTTTCTGTGCATCTCCGGCGGCGGCATACACTGCACTCCACTCTTTTGCGCCCGATGCTTTCTGCTGGGGCGTTGCGTAAGAGATGGATTCGCTGCCAGATGATACAGATGTTACAATGCCTGTCGTGCTACCACCGGTCCCGATTGCAGTTGATGTACCGCTCGCAGCGGCATTGGTAGCATTCTTCTCGGCAAGCTCAATCTGATACATTAATTCAGCCAATGAACAGACTGCCTTTTTGATACGCTTCTGTGAGCGTTCGTTTGTTGGCAGTCCGTCCACCAACCTGTCAAATGTCATTGTATCCACAAAATCACTGGCTCTTTCTGCCAGTCGTGGAAAGTCGGTTTCTGGCACGACATTGCCGAATGATTCTGTATAGAATTTATAATCTGCATAAGCCATGCCAGTTACCTCCTGAGATCATCATTTTGCTGTTACAGTCGCATGTCCGGCACTAAGTGCCTTGTAGGTGCTGTCACACTCAACCACCGTGATAACCTGCCCTGTTGCTGCTGTAATATCGGATTCGCCATCCCATGCGCTCCAGTTCTTCACATTCTGTCCGTAGTCTACGGCAGTCTCAGAAGATGCAACTTTGTATTTATATGCATTCCCTGCGTTTACTTTTGCCGGAGTAATGGTTACTTTTGTATCTCCACTCTTACTTCCTGCTGCGGAGTTTACAGTGAGGGTTCCCAGTGTCTGAGTTGTGTCGATAGTTCCGACAGCAACAGCGTCAATATATTCTGCAAAGAGGGTAAGCCCCATGATTGCGAATGATTCAGACACTGCTGTGTGGTAATTGCCCTGTGTATGGAATCCGATCAGATTTGTTTCACCGGATACAGTATATACAAGACCCGCTTTTGCGAAATCAGATTCGTTCGGGTCAACATAGTACAGAACGATATTTTCAGCAGGTGTAGCGATTACTGTTCCTCTCGGAATTTCACTGTCAGACAGTAAGAAAATCGTATTGAATCCCAGGAAGTCTTTCACATACTGGAAGCCGAACTGGTTCTGAATAGAAATCCCAGCTGCTCCGATATACTCGTACACGTCCAGAATATTTACAAACCCAACAACGCCAGTTACATTTCTATGCATTTGTTTGAATTTGTTTTCTACACGACCTTTAGCCATTGCCAGAGCCATCTGGAAAGTGGTTTCCGTGAATGAGAGAGTACCTGTTTTCAGATAGTTGTAAAATCTTTCAGTAACATTAGTCTGAAGCTGGAAGAGGAATTCATCATCGGTCATCTGAACAGCGTTCTCGTAACCGTGATCTTTGATTGCTTCGATAGATACAGCCTTTGCGTATTTCTCGATAGTCATTTCTGCATAGGGTTTTTCTTTTACAACGAATTTGCTGTAAGGGATTTCCTCACCTTCACCAACATTTCCGTTCTGTAATGTACCCTCTGCATATTTTGATTTAAGAACCGCTCCGGGCGTCTTTTTGATTGGACGCATGATACCAAGTATTTCACGTAAGTGTTCCCAGTTTCTTTCGAATCTGGTAACAAAATCAATCTCACGTGCTTTTACCTGAATATCATTTGTCATAATAAGATTAGCTTTTGCTGCCATATAAAATCCTTTCTACCCATAATTAATTATTAAGGCATTGGGTTAGCGGCTATACTCTGGTGTATAGTCGGTGTAAAAAATCACTGGAATAACTGGATATTCTGAGCAATTGCAGCCTGTCTCTCGGACGGGTCTTTGATCGCTTCGATATCTTTTTTAGTCATGCTTCCCGGTGTCTGCTGCTGTCCAACGTGAGTGGTAAATCTTGCCTGATTCTGCTGAGCCTGCTGCTGAGATTCATCCACAAAAGCAGATGCGTCAGACTGCTTCATCTGCTCGATCAGATCGTTCAGGCCAAGGATTTTACCGTCTTTCAGTTTAAGACCTGCTTCTTTGATGTCTGCCATGACTGATTTCTTTGCCGCTTCGCTGGAAAACTTAACGTCATCGAGTGCCGCTTTCAGAGCATCCGAGAAATCACGGTCGTAGATTTTTGCATTGAATTCTTTCTCTGCATCTGCCGCTTTCTGTTTCCAAGTCTCTAACTCGCTTTTAATATTTGCCGGGTCGATACCGTCAAAACTTTTTAAGGTTTCTTCTGCTGTCTCAGCACGTACTTTCCAGTCATCACGTTCTCCCTCGACTTTTGACAGAGTTTTTGCAACTTCCTTTGCATTCTTGTAATTCTCAGAGAGTGCTTTCTTTACATCTGCCTGTTTATCCTCCGGGATTTCAATTCCAAATGATTTTAAAGTGTCAATAAGTTTCTGCATAACATCCTCCTGGTCGTGTTTATTGACCTGCCGCCGCAGGTAAATGGATTAAGCCAGTTAGACCACTGGCAAGGTAATCGGAAAGGCAGGAATCGAACCTGCGACCTCACATTTACAGTGCGATCTACCACTGAGCTACATTCCATGCCGCCTATAACGGCCAACCCTCTAAAAAGAAACTGGGGTGAATTTCACTTCTTTCGCTATAGCGTAAATCCACCTGAGACATAGACCACCTGTATACAAACAGCTTAACTCTAAGCGGATTAAAGCGGAGCGCCCGGAATCGAACCGGAGACCAGAGTGCGACTCTGTCAGTTTTCCACTAGCGTACATTCCACATAACCCGGATTCCCGGGTTAGCAAGGTGTTTAACGTGTCATGCCTGCCACGAGTTGTTTCGGATATTTATTTCTTTTTTAAAAGAAAAGTATGAATAACAAAAACCTTAATCAAGGAGGTGAGCCATCTTGCGTGCCAGATGGCAAATACGCACGACAGGATTCGAACCTGTTCAACTTTCCGTTAAAGCGTGCGTACCAGCTACTAAATTAAAGAAAGGAGGATTAAAACGAAAATGTCAAAAACAACCGTTTTACTTGTGCTTCCTGCTGCACAATTACATTATAACAGATTTCTTTTAACTACCTCTCTACCACTTTTGTGTTTTTAGAGCATATCACGGAGTTTTTCTACGTATCTCTTGACAAGATCACGTTCTTCCCGGCACTCTGCATCCTTGGACATATCACTCATTTCTGTAGTAAGTTCGTCCAGATGTTCTTCCAGGGCGGCGAGCATCTTTCTTTTGCAGTCTTCAGACTTGCCGGAACGATAGCTCTGTTTCTGCGTCATATAGTCGTCATAAGCATCTCGTCCGTCAGAGCGGCTGTAATGTCCTCTAACATAATGCTCACCCCTTCTGGCATAAGAATTACCCCTGTCGTAATCTGGCATCATTCTGCCATCATTTGAGCTGTATCTCCCCATGCTGTCACGCTTTCTTCCACGTTCACTGTAATCGTCATTGTATCCGCCACGCATCTCATCAAGGACAGTGTTGTAGTACTCTACTTTCTTATCCCAGTACTGCGTATTCTTGATATCTTTGTACATATCAATCAGTTTGTATGTCATTTCCAAGTTCCCAGTGGTCAGCCCATTATCAGCAATTTTGGACAGCTCGTCTTCGATTCTTGCGCATAAGTCTTTAATATCTCTCATAATCACACCTCCTACGCTTCTCTGGTCACAACAATGTTCGCGTTCGCAACAGAAATAGCCTGATCGCTTGTGTTTTCTACCGCGATATTAACGCAGCATCCGCGAGGCACATCAATATAGATGCCAGAGGACACATTATTGTACTGATTTACTGCTGCCGGTGTGGAAATCATCTGGGAAGAAAGAACCGGCTCACCAGAGATTGCAATTGCCAGAGAAATAGCTCCGACAGTACCGCCTGTTGGAATTGCGATATTACCAGAAAAATCCACGAAGAATCTCGCTTTACACTGGTTAGTAAGTCCTCTCAGTGTAATAATTCCGCTTCCCTCTCTGTGCTGAATGCAGTTAGAACCTTTAACTGCTGTGTTTGAAAATACTACGTTTCCATTTGCTGCTACAGTCTGAGCAGCTACATTCGTAAATTCTGCCATAAAAAAATACTCCTTTCATATCACAAAAGGACAGGTCTCAGCCTGCCCCTCTGTGTAATACGGCATAAGCCGACATTCGAATCAATCGAAAGATACTCTCGATATGAAGTTATCAGCAATTGCATCCGGTGTTGCATCCGCATCCACATCCGTAATATGTGTTCGGGTTAGGAACCTGATATGCCGGAATCGGTGCTGGATTGATTGCATTAATGAGCTGCTGTGTCTGAGAAGCCATTGCAGTTGTGAGAAGTGCGCTCTGGCGATCCTGAGATGCAGCACGTCTGAGATCATTATTCTCAGCCTGCAGACTAGAAATCTTTTCATTGCAAAGATAGTCAAGAATGGCTCTTGTTCCTGCATTCTGACTGTCAATAATGTCTCTTGTGTTACTGTTCATTGTGTTCTGCAATGCGCAGGTATTCTGTGCCATATTGTAGTTTACGCCCTGGATAGCTTCCCTGGTTTCACAACAGCAGTTCGCAAGCTGTGCCTGTAAAGCGTTGGCGTTCTGCATATTCGCTACAGTATCAGCATTGATTGCCTGCTGGATTCCAAAGCCGGTCTGCATGATGTTTGTGTTGATTCCATTGAATCCGGTAAGCATACCATTATTCATGGCATAAAAACCATCGCACAGGCCACTGTTGATTCCATCAAGTTTGCTGATTACCGCTGAATTGTCGAATCCTCTCTGAATGTCTGCCTGAGTAGCTGCTGTGGCTGCATATCCGCCGCCATTGCCATTATTGCCCCAGCCGTTGTTTCCCCATCCGAAGAAAGCAAAAATGAATAAAACAATAATCCACCAGCTACCATCTCCGCCAAACATGCCGTCATTATTTCTACCGTTTCCAGTAGCGGCGGCAATATCTGCTAAGCTATAATTTCCATCCATAGTTATAATCTCCTTTATTGTGTATTTACATCAATCTGGCCAGATTGTAATGTACTATTTCATTCCTTTCAGCATGTGTTGAAACTGTCCCGCCATCTGCTGAACTTGATTAAGCTGTTGCTGAGAAATCTTCCCAGACTGTAACATCTTCTGGACTTCTTCCTTCGGGTCTCCCTTAAAATTCTGTCTAAATTGCATGAACTGCTGTATCATCTGCATTGGCCCGTTTCCCTGTGACATCCCACCACCGAGGGCATTGAATAATGGATTACTCATCTGCGTTTCCTCCCTTGACTGCTGATTCCTGTGCGGTATTAGCTCTAACAGGTTCAGAAAAAGAATTTAATCGGTTTATAATAGCTTCGTATTTGCCCTTTAAATCGTCATATTCCTGTCTGGTGACATATTTACTGTCCATGTTCTGAACAGGCTGCTTAGGTGGCATCTGAGTGCCTACTTCATGGTATTCAAACGTCCGTAATGGTTGTGGCATACCAGAAGCGTCTGTAGATTTTATGTAGAACTTTTCGCTCTCTGAATCCATCAGTAAAACACTTGTCCCAGGTGCTACTAGATAGGATTTTGCACCGACTTCGCCAGATACCCACAGGATACCATTGTTATTCTGTTGGGGTTGCTGTACTGGTTGAGCTGGCATCTGTACAGGCTGTTGCTGGAACTGATTCATCTGTCCCGGAACGCCAAAACTATATTGATAAGGATTGCTGTATAATGCCATCTTATGCACCGCCTTTCTGATTATATTTTTGCATAAAAAAAGAACCGGAAACAGGTCGTTTCTGGCTCTAATTAGTGTCCAAAAAGTATCAGCATACTTTAATTATTTTATTATTTACCCTCCGGCTTAATCGTTTCACTGTAGACATACTCACGTTCATCTGCTCAGCACAGTATTCAAGAGTGTATTCCTTACATCTCAGCCGGAACAGTCTTTCTTCGTCCGGTGTAAAATTACACTCTATCAAGAATCTGTCTATATCTTTCTTTGTGAACACATATAACTTCATGAGCATACCCCTTATTAATGCAATTAACGTTGATTCTGTGCAAGATAATTTGTAAGCTTCTGTTTTGTTTTTTTTAATTCCTCCACATTATTCCCACTGATCTGACTGTCCAACATGGTCGACAACACTTCCAGAATCAACGAATCACGTTCTGCAATCCTCTGAAGACTCTCGTAATCTCGTTTATCATGTTCTTCCAGTGTTTCTACTCGCTTATTGAGCCGGAATGCCGGAGTAATCCACTTAAAGATCACAGCTGCTGCCCCTCCGACAATGGACACCCCTCCGCAGATAGAGAGGAAAATCTGTACAAATTCTGATATGCTCATTTATTCTCCTTTTCCCAGTAATATACCGGGATCTCATTTCCGGAATCCCATGTATCGAAATATTTGCCATCCTGCACTGTCACCACATGACCATCTATACAGAGAATGTATGTGCCTGTTGGATGATCTGCGCAAAAGTCATTGACTGTATAAATATATCGCTCCGACTGCTCAATCAGTTTTCGCCTGTATCCATGCTTATAGAGGTACGCTCCCCAGACATAATTTGCGCTCGGCATATCTGACAGAGTACATGCCTGTATCATTAATCCGGCGAATACTGTTTCCCAGTCGAAGCCAGTTGCTTTACATATTGCCCGGACAACGCAATCTCCTGTTCTCTTATCCTTAACAGGATTTGGATTGAAATATTCCCATCTATCCATCAGTCAATCCCCTTTGCTGTTTTATAGCGTTTTGCCGCTCCTCTGGCTTTAGCGGCGTTCTGGCGGTTCCACTTCGCGATCATGAGCCGGTCTTGCAGTTCCCTCAGATCGTTCTGCTTGCAGTAATCTTTGTATGCAGCATTTTGTTTTTGGAGAAGAAAAGACTTCCGGTCAAGGTCTTGCTGAAGTGCGAACCTTGTCTGTTCATCCTTACAGTTATCAACCGCCGCTTGCAGTCCAAGGACTTCACGCTTCGTCTTGCGGATTCTCCGTTCATAAGTACGTTGCCGCTGTTCTTTTTCGTACTGTTTACCTTTGTTGGCTTTATCCTGTGCTGATAATTCCGCATAGGGATTAAATTCCCCATCACTGGCTCCAAAACTATGCCGACAGTTGACTCCTGACAGTCCGCTTGCCGTTCCATATCCAGTCAATGAGAATGGTGGAAATTTCTTACTCTTGCCAGAACGAGAGTATATCTTGCCTTGCCAAAACGAGTGATTTCCCGGATTCTCGCCGCCGTCACCTGTTCTGGCTCCTATGTGTGCACTGACCAGAACTAAATCCCAGTCCATTTCTTCCATGCGTTTGAGAGATATATCTCCCGTAGCCTGTGCCACGCCAGTTCTGACAGAACGTGCAACTGCTGTTTCAATCGTGTCTTTTCTGCCAGATGGATATGTGACAGTAACACCATCTGATACAACGTTATTGACTGCCTCTTTGATGGCTTGCGTATACCCAACTACTCCAGTCATTACATGATTATAGGCAAGGTCGCATTGTTCGATATAGAGTCTCTGGGCGGCACTTGCGGTGGTTCTTGTGAAGTTCTTCCACTCGCCCATAGTCACAAGCATATTCCGCTCCATGAGCCTTATCATAGCCGGTGACTGTTCGAGCGGTACAGGGCTTAGTCCTGCTGCCTTGTATACCTTATCATCATAGTTCATTGCAGTGATTCCGGCATCTTCAAACGCTTCAAGAAGTTCCTGCTGTTCACGTTTGGTATATTTGGATAGTTCCGCTAGAATGTCCTCTAGCAGTTCACCGGATTCCTGTAGCGTTCTGATTCTCCACGCATCGGTATTGGTTAGAATGTAGTCCTCACCCCTGCCGATTCTTGCCATCATTCTCGACACGATCTCAGAGATGATATATTGATGCAGTTCTTCGGCAATTTGTTCACTGCCCTCTGTTATTCGGCGTAAATATTCAGGACTAAGCATAGTATATCACCTCTTTCGATAAATGTTGTGGTACATGTTTTGTTTTTTTTTGATGGTTAACTAAAGCTTTATTTAGTTAATTAATCATAAAATATTTCATGATTTCTCTAGCATTGTATTTTGCTATCTTCTTTGCCCCATTTTCATTTGTGTGAATCCCGTCAAGCAAATCTGTTTGAATTGGTGCTGCACCAGATTGTTCTGGATGGTCATAATCAATTGTTGTTTGACTCTCATAATTATTTCTGATTCCGCATCTGCGAGTATCAATGGTTTCTGCCCCAAGTCTGTCTGCAACGAAATTGATGAAATCGCCTTTCTGATAGATGCTATCAAAAGTTTCATAGCACTCTTGCGTTGGCGTACACATGAAAATCACTGCATTCGGATACGCTTCGTGCAACTTCTGGAATCCATAGCGCATAGCACCTGCCAATGTCTGGCGGTTCACACTTTCAAGCGGAACAACTGTAAAATTATTCTGAGCATAATTCGTGATAAACTGTGATTCCACATTTTCTTTTGTCTGCACAGAGAAATCAATAGAATCATTTGTTCCAAACGAGAATGTAATTACATCAAAGTCCTGATAATCTGCATCTCCGTTTGCTTTTGCATTTAGCACTTTTTGCACTTGATTTCCCATTACATTGCCATCCGTAGATGGCTGTGGATTTCCGTCATACGTCTGATTAGCAACTTTATCCTGCCATGTAGAACCTGCAACAGATACATTAACAACTTTATCAGCAATGAGGTACTGTTTTATCCAGTACGTCCATCCGTTTACACCACCCATAGCGGTAATACTATCGCCAAGTGTAAGAATCTTTAATCCTTTCCACTTTGGAAGAATCGAACTCGGCAATGCAGATTCATTCACTGTAACATATAGCTCTCCATACGGAGTAAATTTAGTAATACCATGTTGCTCAATTTTCAAGGTGTTTAAAGCATCTCCAAGACCTTCATTTTTAGAAAATCTCAAATAATACGCACCATCGGGAACTGTTAATACTGTAGGTTCGTTGTTTATGCCAGACAAATATTTTTTATCTGCATCAAAATATGCTCCGGTACTTGCTGCGCCGATAGGGAGTTCATTACTGCTGAAATAGAGAACCATTCCCGGTTTTACAGGAATGTAATCACTTGAATCCCATGAAGAAAAGCTAGTTTCTAAATAACCACTTTCTGATAACACAGCACCTTTGGTCACAGTATTCTTATTAAAAAGATTTGTATGGTCTTCCTGTATTTTTACAACTTCGGCTTTGACTTCACTTACTTCGAGTTTTATATTACCAGTGTCTTTCTTTATATTATCCACATCGGCTTTGATTTTAAGCTCACCATATGGAACATATGCGGTTCTTGAACCTTTTTCAATCTGCAGCTTTTCTTTTTTTGAACCGAAAGAAAATCTTGCATACCCATCAGACGTGACTGCTATATTATCATTATCATTAGGGTTGCCAAAGGAATCTACCCGCTGCTTGTCTTTGTCGTAAAACGCGCCCGTAGAATATGGAGTTGGTTCTCCATTTGAGCTAAAATACAGAACTTCTCCTTTAGATACGGGAATATATCCTGTTGCAAACCAGTTATCAAAAGACATTTCAGTGCCATCACCCTGACTTATTGCTGTATTCTCTTTTGCGTCTGCCGGATTGTATAAGTTAGGAGATAATATGTTATCTAAGTCCTCCTTTAGCGAACTAGTTTCCTCTTTCAGTGAAGCAATGTTCGTCTTGTTCTGCTCAATCTGCTGTGCCTGTTCTGCCGTGGCTCCGGGCTTGACCGGATTCTTTTCAAGGTATTCATTTACTGCATTCTTGATTTCTTCCGGCGAAATCTCACCGCCAATTCCTTTTAAGCATAATTCGTATAAATACTTCTCTTTTCGCGTGATTGGCTTCGGGAGTTCGCCCTTGTAATCACCTGTCAAGTACGCAAGATACTTTTCTTCTCGCGTTACTGGTTTATCTGTCATCTTTTTACTCCTCTCCGAATAATTTTGGTTCGTCTGGCTGAGCTTCTTTGACCATTGCTTTCGCTTCTTCCTCAGTCATTCCTTCAAACTTCACGAAATACAGCCATGCCGGAACCTTGCCAGTAGTCACATACTGCCACCATCTTGCACGGTCGTTTTCACGCACATACAGGATATCGCCGAAATCATAATTGACTTCATAGGCTCCAACAGGTGCAAGCCCGTACAGGTCAGCGTAAACATTTAATGCGTAGATTACTTCATCCAGACAGGATTCCAGTTTGTCTCGAACATCTTTGATAAACTGCACTGTCCTCTGCTGTTCCGCTTCCACTCCCGTAGCTGTCTGGATGCCGCTAGATTCGTTAAAAACAAAGTAGCCGTTGGAGAATCCAATCTTGTATCCTAACTGACTTAAAAGGGCATTTATTCCGCTTATACGGGTATCTGTGTTGAGTTGTGGATTGATTTCTTGATAGAATTCTTTCTCATCCTGCCCGAATACATTCTTGACAAAGCGCGGTAAGTTCATCTCTTTCCGTCTGTTCTCCATGCCCTGCGGTGACATGGCTGATACAGGTGTACCGCTCGGCATCAGCAGTCTATCATCTGCCAAAACTATCTTCTGAGAATCAAAAATTTCTCCGGCATTACGGCTGTATGCAATGTCGAGGTCTTTTAACTCTTCAATGGCTTCTGCAAATATCGGCAAGCCCAGCGGCGTACTGATATCCACGTTGTTCGCCTGCGGTGTCCGTAGAACTCCATATAGAGGTCCGTCCAGCTTCTCACCGTTTGCTTTGAGAATCGGCGGTGTATCTGCCATAAGGTCAGCCCATTTGGTCTGTTTAAGGTCAATCTTATCTCCGATGCTCTGAGGGGATTTCGACACATAGGTTCTATTAGAAACGTAGTACGGATAAGTTGTCACGCCGTCTATTGTGGTCTCAATAAATCTATGATATTCAAGCCGTGTATAGTATTTCCGTCCAATAGTGTAAGAATCCTTGAATATAATCCCTTTAATCTCCTGATTATCGTAATCTACAATCATCACGTCTGCCGGAGTAAATACGTCAAGGCTCTCACCGTTTGGCTTGATGAATACTGTTCCATAAGCGCAACTATATTCTACCCAGTGGCGTATCTGGAAATATACTTTATCAATCTGTTCCTGTAGCCACGCAGCCCTTGCGGAACCATCTATCTGGATACCGATCGCCAGTGTTACGAGCCGTGCTGTCTCTGAGCAGACAGATTTCGCAAAATTAATCGTCTTGATATTGTTCTTGTCATCTAACCATTCCGGCGCGCCCCTGTAAATGTTCGCGCACCGGTTAATCAGTGATTCCATCTCTGGAAACTCTGCTGCCTGGATATTAAAGTCCTCTTCAGCTTGTTTTTTAAAAATCATGTTAAACCACCTTTTTAGCGTTGATAAAATTCCCATTTATTCATCACCTATATTGTCGCCCACGATAACGCCAGTATTTCTGTATGGTGTATTCAGTTTCACTGTTCGCATAACGCCTTTTTCGATATCTTCTCTATATTCAATTTCGACCTCCCCGTAACTTGCGTTTACACTTACAATATCCTTCACGGGAATAATGGTTTCCCCGACAATAACTGCATTCACTTTGCTCATTATGCACTGTTCCCCCTTCTGGTCCACATTGACTCTGTGGCATATCTGGTCGCATCAATCAGATGATTATCTTTATCCGGATAGCCGCTGATAATATTTCCGTCTTTGTCTCGCTCGTATTCATACTTTTTAAACTCTTTTCTTGCATTCGGAGTTCTGGCAGGGTCAAACACGAGTCTTCTTCTTTGCAGCCACTTCATGGAGTATTCGATGCTCCCCGGCCCTTTAATTGCTGGTCTAGCAGGCAATCCGAAATCTCTGTAATCATTTACTGACTTAGGTTCCGCACTATCACTTGTGATCGTGTAATCATCGTAGCCACGACGTTTAATTTCTTTTGCAGTCCACTCATTTGATTTCTTATTTTCATAAATTTCATCAATGAAGTATATTGTTTCTCTGGCAGAATCATAATATAATCTGATAAATCCATACGGGTCCGGGAACCATCCCCAGTCATTACCTTGATAGATTCTATCAAAGTGACTAATTTCTTCGTCTGTGATAGTTCTTTCTTCGATGTATTCAAAGATATTTCCACCATTTCCGTTGGCGTGTCCTAAATACTCGTTGTCATAAGCGTCTGGATTTACTTCTTTTAGATGTTCAGCATCTGCAAGGAATATATCTCCGAGCCATTCCTGCTCAATGTCAAGATCAAGATATGTGCTATGCACAACCAGTGCGCTATCATCTTTTTCTTCTGCTTCTGCCGTATATTCATTTGCCCAGTTATTTTTACTTCTCGGCGGGTTGAATGATTTAAACTTGTACGCTTCGTTACCGCCACGAATCGCAGACTGCTGAATATTTCGTATTTCTTCCGGACCGGCAAACTGGTCAAGTTCCTCGAACCAGACAATGCCGATATAACCAAACTCCGGCTTGATGGACTTAATCTTTAATGGATCATCGGCACCACGAAAGTATATCTTCTGTCCAGTAGGCTTATATGTAATCTCCATGGGAGATACTTTACAGGTAAATTCCTCATTTAGATCTAATTTATCAATAGCCCATTTCATCTGAGCATAAACAGAATCTTTGATAGTGTTTCCGACTTTTCGCAGAATCAGAGCGTGCATGTTCGGATTATTCTTCAACAGTTCCGGTATGATCAGAGATATAGTTGAGGACTTCATGGAACCACGTCCGCCAGGGAGAATGTATTCACTGTGTTTCTTTGCTCGAATATCCCTAATCATTTTATGAAATACGTCCGGGACAATATTCAGATCAATATGGTACTCGCCTTGCAATCTGGCTTTTTCTTCTGCTTTCCGCTGCTCTTCTCTGGCTTCTTTTATAGCAAGCGTTTTTTCCAGATCATTCATGGACTTTAGCTGATCGGAGAAGTCCGGGGCGAACCCGAATGAATCAGTCAGCTCACCTCTTGCAATCATGGAGCGGCGTTGCTGAATTTCCGCCAGAGACATGATATCAGTGCCTTTTTGCTTTTCGATGAGAGACTGCTTTTTAGCTATATACTCAGAAATGTTAAGTTTTGTTAAGTTCTGATTTCCTATCACTCTTGCGTTTTTCTCAGCATATCCAGCCTTTATTGCGGCATCAGATGCATTTCCGCCATTCTTTATATATTCATCTGCAAACGCTTTCTGTTTAGGCGTCAAGTCCATCTAATCACCTCTATCTATTTCCATTCTTGGCACGCCTCCCATATTTCTTTTAAGCACATGACTACATCATACTGGGATGCAGTTCGTAATATTTCATAATCACAATCTTTCCATTCACCACGTTTTGTTGGTCTAAGCACTGGTGTTGATATGATCGTTACTGTAATTAATCGTTCCTGCTCATGGCTGTAGAATTGTGATGTTCCGATTTTTATAATTAATCCGGTGGATAATATAGCTTTTTGGAGTTTTCTTGTAACTGCTTTTAAGTTCGCCATGTCATCACCTCAATTCAAAAAAAACCCCAGTATAGCAGTTATATACAAATATAATACCACACTGGGGAGATTTAGCTCTCTACCACTTTTATAAATTTTTAAGTTTTTTAAAGTCTGCCAATCAGTTTGGCTAAATGATAATATTCCGCCATGACCTTTCGTTTGTAGCCATAGAAATCGTTTTCTGTTGCAGGAACCGTCCTGATCTTCTCCATTGTCCGATAGCCGATACCGTTCACGATGCTGTCATAGATTTGCGATTCGATGCCGGGTGCATATTTAATAGATACCTGTAACAGATTATATTTATCGCTTTCGCTAAGATTCCGCAAGTGGCTTTGTAATGTCGGTATATCGTCCGGCGGCACTCCGTAGTCAATCAGTGTTGCCTTTCTCAGCTTCATTTATTTCACCTTCTTCATTCAAGCTCCAGTCACATGGTATGCCTTGAAAACATTCTGGACAGTATTCGTAGAATCCGCAGCCTTTGCAATCCGCTGGCTGTCCAGTACAATATTGCTGTAGTACGTGGTATGCTGATATAGCAAGGTTTGGCGTTATGTCTGGTGTAGGTCTGTTATTCATTTCTTCATCTCCTCCAACTTTTTCACGGCTTCTTCGCGGGTGAAGAATATGGTTTTACCAATTTCGCTCATTGGAAAAGCTCCTGCTATTGAACCTGTATAGTTTTCGTAATAAAATATAATTTCATCTTCTATATCTGGCTCAACATAACTGTCACAATATCCATATGAAAATGCTTTTATTTCATACGATTCCGGATATCCAAAATCGTTATCCCATACCATATCCCCAACCTTACACGGCAATCTCACAAGCAATCCCTGTTCTTCTAAGTCTTCATAAACAGCAAGTTTCGTAAGAATTTTATCCGCAAACGGTTTTAATAATCCATCCGTAATTTCTTCTTTTGCAACTCCTGTACCATCAACATTTCTTTCTCTTTCTGTTAATCTCTCCATCTACTTCACCTCTTATCGCTTGCTTTTTATCGCTCATTTTCATCGCTTGTTTTTGTAATTTCTCTCAAGCAGGCATTCCAACCGTCGGCAAATAAGTTTTTCTGCACTTCGTAATTGCTCACGGGTGCAGTTGTACTTTTCTTCTCTGGTAACAGCTTCAATGGACACCAATCAGGTCTTGATTTGCTTTCGTAATCATAATGTTCTTCTGTCATCAGAATTACATCATAATCTAAACAATCGGCTAATTCACAGTATCCCTCATATTCAAGTTCGCCGCAGTATGCAGTTCCGAACGGGCAATCATAGCAATTCTCCGGTGTATCTATCACTAATACTGATTTACTCATACGTTTCACTCCCTTTCAACATCAGGCTTAAAGTGTTATATCCCGGGCAAGTCCTGACTCCGTTTCTGGTATCTCTTAACAGTACACAGTACGGATATAATGCCATGACCTCATAGATGTGTTCTGTGGTGTCTTCGCCGCGCTGGTCGATGTATTTGAAGCACTTTCCCGGTCTAAGGAAGTATCTTGCGCATACATACGCTTTTGTTCCGAATATTGTACTTGCACTGCTCATTCAACTCTCCCCATCCTTCACGATTTTGATTGCAACTTCAAACGCATCAGTTTCACCCTCGAAATACTCCGATGCTTTCTGTAATGCAGCAGTTCTTGCCTTTTTTGTTTTCAACTGCTCCACAACCTTGTCCACATCAAAAGCTGTTTTACTTTCTTCTACTGATAAAATCCATGCACATTTATCCATGTGATCAACACATCTGTTTTTGCCACAGTTTTCTTCACAAAATCGTTCTTTCAATTCTTCTGCATCTATTAATCTACCCATTCAATTCCCACCGCCTTTCACAATTTCAACTGCTTCATTCAGACATTGAGCTGTATACCAATCGTCACCCGATTCTGAAACTTTATTTTCGATTAACATTTCCAACCGTTGAACAACTTCATCTACATCAAAAACTGTTGGTTGTCTATTAATACAGTCAATAAACTCTTTTTGGTCGGAACTAATACTATTTCCAATTTCCCAGATTTTAATATATTCAATTAAATCGTCTGCATCAATCAGTCTGCTCATTTAATTCCACCACCTTTTATAATTTCGTGAATTACTCATGACTAAAGTCACGAGCTTCCTGCTTCTACGTCCTCGTAACCTACTAACTCCGCAGGCGTAAATTCCGGTCAAACCAACCGTACTCGTTATATCTAAGCCGTTTCTAGCAACCTTAACCCCTCGTTAAGAATATTGATCGCAGCATTTATATCTCGATCATGTTTTGTTCCGCATTCAGGACAAATCCACTCTCTGACAGATAAATCTTTGGTATCCTTATTAACATAACCACATATATTCAATGTCCTCTGCCGGGATCCCGTAATCTTTCAGCTTTTTATTCCTTGTTAGCATATTGTTCTCCTTTCTATTCGTCTGGATGGTGTTTGTCGTACATGATCGCCACACATACAAGACTAACCACTCCAAATATAGTTCCAAGGGTGAATCCTAATAAGAATGTAATCATGCTTCCACCTCGCTATCCTCTGGCATCTGAAAGACCATTTTGTTCATAAGTACTTTTCCAATAGCTTCAGCCAGAAGTTCATTTTCTTTTCTGGCATTTTCATCGTATTCGTAAAACTTTTCGCCTTTTCCATGTTCTTCATATATATCTGTTTCGATCTTGGTTCTTTTTGGAGTGATTCTTGTAATCTTAACCGGAATAATTTTTCTATGTCGGAACGTCGATAACCACCCGCAATTCACCGTTCTGGCAATTCCGACGGTATCTCCTACCTTTAAATCGTCTCTGCTGATTTCTTTTAACTTAATATTCATTTCTCGTCCTACTTTCATTTACCCAAATGCTACCTGTCCGTTATTCTGTATATAAATCATCGGTGCAGCTTTACGCTCCATATCTCTCAATCAGCTCCTTATAATCATCACAAATCTGAATGCGATGCTTCTTTTCCAAATCATCAACCATTTCAGACAATGATGTTTTTCCAGAATTGATATCATTGATGTAGTTATTAATTCTTTTTACGGACTTCATGTAACGTTTCCATCCCCATCCATGTAATTCGTGCATTACATAGAACAAAATCACAAAATTCAGCACGTCAGACCAGTTCTTTCCATCCTCGAACCCATCATCAAAGGCTTTTAACTTCATCTCTTTTAACTCTTTCTGGCAGTTCTGGATAGACTGTGCGAACATATGAGATTGTTTATTTGTATATGGAATGAATGCTTTCTTTTTCTGCTTGATTTTTAGGCTTCCCATCCAACAAACCTCCTTATGTTTTCTGTTAAAGCATCAAACTGTTTTAACATCTTCCGGCATCCGTTTCTAGTCACCTGCATATCTTCAGCGGAGTCATCTATCCAATATTTGCCGTCAATCAGATAGCTGTTATCCAAGAATGTACGGAATCTGCATTTTGTAAGTCCGAATTTATTCATGATTTCTCTTTGTGTCAAGGACTCTACAAATTCACCGTCTGCTGCAACAATGTCATAAAGTTTCATTTTATCTCCTTGTTTATCTTTCTTATTCCGTACCCAACTGGAGTATATGCCCTGTCGGTACTGGGGTGGTTCGTCTTGAGCAAACCATCATCAACCAGATTATTGATATGCTTCCAGACCGTAGCTCTCCCGGCATCCACCCTTTCAGAAATCTCTGTAATTGACGGTGCATATCCAACCAGTTTAATATAACTGACGATATACATATAAATTTCTTTCCTGAGAGCCTGTCCCTGTTCGTATCTATTCTTTGTGTTGTACATTCTTTCTCAATCCTCTCTGCTTAGAACTTAAAGCATTGTTTAAAGCTAATATACAGCCCAGAATGAACTGCTTATCATTCTGATCAGGACATATACCCGCCAACTCTCCAAGCTCATCTAAGCGATTACACACTTGTTCAGAATAGTCGTCCGTAAGCTCCACCTGATAGAACTCCTTTATAACTTTCCAGAATTCTGTCATAAACCTTTGTATAATTGGAATATCTTTAGCTTCTACTTTCATCTTCCATCTCCTTTATATGTAACCTATTTAAAAAATCCGGTTTCATTTGGGTTACAAAAAAATCCAGTATTTATGCGAGTTTGAGACGTTTGCAACCGTGTAACCGTGTAACTCACATATTCCCTATATAGGAGAAAAAAATAATTTCATTCTCATATTTTTATTTTTCTATATATATATATATATTCTGAAAAGTTACAAGGTTACTCGGTTACAAAACTAATCAAATATCGGATCCGATATCTGGAACAAACTCTCCTTTTTCTGCTCTTCCAGGTATCTATCAAGATCATTTACCACTCTCAAACAGCAAAACTTTTTTGGATTTCTGCTTTCTGACTCTCTTTTTAAGATGTTACCGTACTTATTGTTGGAAATAACAAGTCCCATCTTCATACCCCATGACAGAAACGCTTTTTTGGAATATCCGCCATTTTTGCAGATGTTGTTGAGCGCAGTCGGGTAGAAGTACACTAACCGGTTCATTTCTCCATCTTTTTCGATGGGATCTCCCCATTTTTCACAAGGTGTATCAACGTCGAAGCGCTGCTCATTCATAGCAATCATATCCACCAGATATTCATAACAACGTTCGTTCGGGGATACATCCGATACATCAGCAAGCGTGTTTTTGGCATCTTGTATATCAATATACTGCATATCCTTAAAAAGCATATCTGCGGCGATTCTATCCGCGGTCAGGACAATCGATAAGGAAAGTAGCTGTTTATCTGTTTTATCGTCTGATGCGATTTTTTTTAAAATCTCCTGCTGGATATTTTTAATCTTATCAACACCCATTTCTTCCAGTACTGCCACGAAGTCTTTTCCGGCAAAGCCATAGTTTTTTTTGAGAATATCAATGGTATCTTGCGGATTCTCGAACAACTTATCATGCGTGCATTCTACTTCAAGAATACGGTTTACAGCGCCACCCTGGTTTACGTAGGACTGTAATGGATACTCACCGTTTGTGAGGATACACAACTTCCACGTGCTTTCTCTTGTTAAGCCAAGTTCTTTGTTGGATCTGGTTTTTCCTTGGCCGGAACAGAGATCATACACGATTCGCTCAAAGTTTTCCTCAATCTTCTTATCCTTCTGGCTTGTATCATCAAGGATAAGGGGAAGATTATTGAGCATGTCAGCTTTTACTTCCAGGCCCACATCCGAACTCTTGAAGTTGCCTATGTACTTGTTTTCGGACGGATCCGCCCAGACTGAAGCGGCCAGCATGTGGGTAACAGACTTTCCGTTTCCGGTAAGACCCCATAAGTCGGTAAAAAATGGAAGCGCATCCAATGGCTTAATCAGAACACTGGCGAAAGACGCTGCCAGCATAAACTTAATTTCGAATTTATCCTGCTGCCTGATCTTTTTTACATGTTCATACCAAGTTTCCCTATCTCCTTTTACCCGAATGGCTTCAAAAAGTTGCCTGAACTTTGCATCCCCATCGAATATGATTTCCTCGCTGTATGGCAGGAAACCGTCTCCAATCCATCCAAGTTTTCCAGACGAATATTGTATTTCTATGTACTCATCGTTCAGATTTTCCACATCTGATAAGTACCTCACAAGGTGTTTGGCAGTCTCTGATGTTACAGCTATCCCGTTCTTGGATAGTCCTACAATCTTGGATGCAGTTGCTACGACATCTTTTGGAACAATAATCTCTTGCCATTTATTGTTACGTTTAAAGGCAATTTTTATCTGTTCTTCACCTGTCTGAATATTTTTTAAGCGTTCAACCGGCAATATAGGATGATAGCAGGCCCTAACATCTGTTATTCCAGTAGCAGAATTCCAAGTGCAAATTCCATCATCTGCTGCGATCCAGTTTCCACAGGCCATTCTATCGTAGGGACTATCCGTAAAGTTCGTATAATGTTCTACAAGACTGGTTTCTTTTAATTGCCTCCGGATATCTTCCTGTTCTTGCCTTTTTATATCTTTTTGCACTTTTTTGTATGCGTTTACCACGCTTGTAAACTCTGTTTTGCACCTCAATTCAGATGCTCGAAGCGCAAGGCTGGCCAACAGTTCAGCCCTGTAAATCTCATCCTCCTGATTAAACACCTCATCCAGCACTTCCCGAGACATAATGGATTTTGCATCCAACTTGTTCAAAGGAACCATCTATATCACCTCTTTTCTAATACGGTATATTATTCAATTTTCCGTGCAAGTACAGCACTTTTTGAAGTGCATTCCATGCCTCACACCATCTATCAGAAAATGGTTCCCACCTCTCGATTTCTGCCCGGTAAAAATCAATATCAAGCAAACATTCCTTCAATTCAGCTTTTTTCTTTTGTTCTTCCTTACGCCTCATTTCCATCTGCTTTTGGTGGTGATGTATTGCCATTCTGGAAGAGAAGTTTGGTTTCTGGTAAGTCCCCCCAAGTACGGTAAAAGCTGTCTTAAAATCGCAATTATCCATGTTCTGGATAAATGTAAATATGTCGCCTGTTGCACCACAGCCAAAGCAATAATAACTGTCTTTATAGATTTTCATGGATGCGGTACGGTCACCGTTATGAAAGGGACACTGTATAAATCCTGCTCTGTTTGGAACCATACCATATCTGCTCAGGACGTCCCTCATGCTATTCTGCTGTTTAATTGTCTCTTTATCCATTTGTCAGAATCTCCAAAATTCTTTTGCCAGTGTCTTTCTTGTCGCAAAACAGAAATTCAACACCATACTTGCGTTGCATCGTGCAGAGAATCTTATACAAGACATCTCCATGCATGACTTTCTGCTCCTGATCTACCCAGATGCCATTCTTTTTAACCCTTTTCTTCGCCCGGGGGTTCTCCCACCAGAGGACATCATCCAGTTTCTCAATCCCTTTTCCGTGCTCACACAGGAACACAAGTTTTATTCCTGCTTCGTTTGCCCGGATAATCTCAGCACGGAATCTTTCATGTTGTTGGCATACATTACCGCATAATTCAGAAAGATTTTGTTTCCGGTCAACAACCAGTCGAGGGTTGTCATAATTCATGTAATCTCCGACGTAAAGCTTTGACACGAACCATTTTTCTCCTGCTGCATCAAATGCTTTCTTAATGCCATCAATAATTTTTTGATGTTCCCTACTGTCAATTTGTATCATGCAAACGGCAACTCCTCGTCAATTCCATTTGGAATACTCATAAATCCGTATGGGTCTGCTTCTGGATGTGGTGTCTCTGGCTTCTGCTGACTCTGGCTAGAACCTTTGCTTTCACCAAACTCAATCTCCTCCACAACAATATCTGTTGTGTATACCTTCTGTCCGTCACGATTGGTGTAGCTGCCGGTCTGGATTCTCCCGGATAAATCCGCTTTCATTCCTTTAGAAAAATATTTCTCGATAAATTCTGCCGACTTTCCGAAAGCGATACAATTCAAAAAATCTGCTTTCTGATCAGAACCCTCTTTCACAAATCTTCTGTTTACCGCAATAGAAAACCTTGCAATAGATGCTCCATCATTGGTGTACTTGATTTCTGGATCACGTGTAAATCTTCCTGTAAGAATTACTTTATTCATACCGCTACTCCTTTCTGCTTATCATAATCAATCAACATCTTTAGACATTTCTGTCCTTTCTCCTTGGTAAGTGACTTAATGTCATTTACTTTAAACCGAGTCTTGATCTGTTCCAAAAGTTTAACTTCCGGGTACTTATCAATGATATTTTTAATTGACATAGTAGTCTCGGAACTAATCATCTCGGTTTCTTTTGCCGGCTCCGCTTTTCTGCCGGACGTTTTTTCTTTATCTCCTGTATTAGTAGAATCACTGTCTTTGTTATCATCAATGCAGAACAGTCCGTTCAAAGCGTATTTTCTGGCATAAGATGAAGCTGCACCTGTCACCTGTGAAGAATCCATGCCTTTCTTAGACTCTTCTTCCCTTGCATAAGCAACAGTTGTAATCTCGCCGGTATCTTCACAGTCGTTCAGATGAGCTTCTGCTCTGACATATATTCTGTCACCAACAACTTCCATCCGATCTGTGACACTTAACACGGTCTTTGTTTCTGCCAGAAGTGGCTTTACAGCTTCCAGAATATCTTCACAACTTCTGTATTTGTATTTCCCAAAGGAATTGTACTGTCCTTTAGGGGCTTTCAGCTTTGACTGAATAATACCTAACTTCTCATATATATTCACTTCTATTTCTCCTTGTCATAAACCACATGTTTGCTGCCCTCAATAATCAGCAAGCTTGCGATATCTTTCATTGATAAGGTTGATTCGTTATAGATTTCAACCAGTGCATTGTAAGCGTCTGTTGATACTTTCACGACCGGGTTATCCTTATCAGTTGCAGGCTGTTTCTTTCTCGCCGGAATACGGATTTCAAATTCACTCATTTTTCTTACCTCTTCCTTTTAGCTGAATAAGCTTTTCCACGTAATCCTCTATTTTTTCACAAGAATTATTATTTGTAGCGTAATCACACAATATTTCAGTACACTCATCTCCTGTTTCGGAATCTCTTTCAATATCCAATATTTTTTCTATTGCTTTCGAAATAAAAGAAGTGGCGCTTGACAAAACAGGAACTTCTACTTCTTCTGAATTTATAGTTATATCAATTTCCATAAATCCAAAGATTTTATATTGGTGATTTTGCACTTCATTTAAAAGAAGATTTTCGAATCGCTCATTCAAACGAAAAGCTTCTAAAAGATTTCTTATAACCTCTCTTTCATTCATCGGAACTTTCCTCCTTATACGATTTCTGAGCCGTTAAAAGCCCGTTCAGAGCCTGTACGTAGCTCGCCAATGTTCTTGCCTTATATGATTCTTCAATAGGGTTATCCGGGACTGTGGCAAGCTGTATATCAATCAGTCTCAGAACCTCATTAATCCTCTCATCCATGTTCATACCGCCTTGAAAAAGCAGTATAGGTTGTCTGAAGCATCCCCGAACTTCTCTCCGTCAATATCTTCAGCCTTGTGGTACTCCACATGGTCCAGAGACATGTCACAGTTCTCATAATCCAGAATATAATCCCCTCTGGATTGAAGCTCTCTGAGCAGTTCATTAATACATCCTGCTATCTCCAGACTGGGAAGAAGCTTCATAATCGCTATCTGCTTACTCATTTGGACACTTCCCATCTATCAGAAGTTCCAACAAGAAAGCTTTGATTATTCTGAGACTTTCACGACTTTCTTTCTCATAAAATGGGTTAAAAGATACGTTTTGGTACAAATCCCATTTAAATTTGTCTTCGAGAAGGAGAACATCTTCTTCCCTTTTAACCCCTCTTACTCCCAAACCGTAGCCCGAAAAATCAAAGGTGATATTTGCTGCCGGAACTTCATTCACAACTCTTTTACAAAGTTCATAAATTTCATCAATCTCTTTCTCAAACATCTTCTTATCCTCCTTATTTCCTATTGCCAGTCTGCTTTCATCTGGCGCACCGCCCATGTTGCCGATATACCGAAAAAGATGTTCAGCCAGATAGGCACATCAACATATTTCCCGGCAAGCATACAAACAGCAATTAGCATATACTCTTTCATTTTATTTCTCCCATAATCCATGCAAGGTTGCTGGCTACCAGTGCGGCAGTTGTGACCAACCATGCAATAAACCATTTTCTTGCTTTTTTTCTACTTTCTTCGACAATTTCTGTCGCAAGAATGAACTCAAGTTCGTCCCATGTCGGAACATTTTCACATTTATTTGTGCTATTTCTGCTCATATCGTGCTAATTTCTCCTTTTTGGTATTTACAATTAGCAGATACGAAGTTATAATTAACCTGTACCTACTAAGTGTGGTTTAGTTGGTGCAACGCTCCGGTTGGTGGTGCTTTCACCACCGGGGCACTATCACTTTAATGCTTCTTTTCCTCTCCAGATATATCCTGTTTCTTCCCAGAGCTTTCTTGGAGAGATAACAAATTCTATTCTGCCAGAACCTTTTCTGTCGTGAATCACTTTGTTCCCACGATACGCCGTGCCGATAGGCAGCCATCCATAGATGATTCCCGCTCTGACAGATGGTGTAGGAATGCCTGTCATTTTACTCACGTCTGATACTGTCAGGCGCTCGTTTGAGAACTCTGGCATCTGTGGAATACCTGATATGATTCTCGCAACCTCTGCGGCGAACCGATGAACTTCGGCGTTCTCTTTAATGTAAGTATCCACTTCGCTCATTTCATGCTCCTTTCTTGTTTTCTTTCTGGTCAGAATTACTGTAATCAATAACTCCGTCCATATACCCCAGAATATAATGTTTCTTATCTTCTGAAAGCTTACGGTGCTCTGTGAGACTTAACCAAAGGAACTTCTGCTTTATATGTTCCCTGTTCTCTCAATTTTCCTTTGTTGGAATAGTTTGCAAAGTGTACGGTCGTGTCCACTTCCATATCAATACGGAAATCATCCGGTGTGCAGGAAATCATAAAACCTGTACATTCATGTCCGAAATCCTCTCCGTTGATGCGGAAGATTTTCTTCTCTGTGTCAACTTCGATGGTTTTAAGCTCGTGTGGAATGAAAATTTTACTCATAATTTGCTCCTTTCTATTGTTTTTTTTCTTTTCTCCTACCTATAATGTACTTACAGGCACCTCCATGCCGAGTACGGAGAAAGGAGAATTATATGGTTGAAACAATCACTCGACTGTATCACTGCCACAAGATTCACAAGCATGTGACTGTTTATGAAGAGTATGAGGTTTCTGGTAACAGTCGCCGCCTACTGCGGTGCTCATGTCCATATCATCAATACACGGAAATGAAGCCGCACTGTGATGGGTATAATGACCATGGTTTTCAATGTGGTTATGCAAAAAATCAATAACCAGGCTCACTAACTCATCTGGTCGCTCACTTGGCGATAGGTAACAGTAAAGCCGTAGGTCACATTTGCAACAGTCTCCACCAGATTCTTTGCAGTGCTGGCTGACGGCTTTATTAAATTGTAATGCGTCCATTTACGCTCCTTTCTACTCAATACACATTTGAGCATTGCAGTCCCTGATGCACATTACTGTATTTGTACATGGATGCCAGTTCTTAACATATTCCATAGATTCTTCAAATCTCAGCTTAGGGATGTTGTTACGGGCGTTTACTGCGAAGTAAGTCTTTATATCCCTGTTGCATTCAGCAAATACTTTCTTGCCAATTTCCTTGTAAGCATTTGACTCTTTCCCACCAAGGTGAGCAATTACGACACTTGACACTAAGTCTCTAATAGATTCCTGCTGTGCGTAGTCAATAGTCATGGTATTTTCAAGTCTGTTAAGCCGCTCTTCGTGATCTAAGAATCCTGTCGCAATAACCTGTATCTGTTCAACTGTCGTCAGTGGTTTCTGGTATGAGCCTGTCTTTCTGATCGTCGGAAGAACTTCATCCATAACCCATGATTCAAATTTCTCTGCCGATGGAAGTTTCGATTTCATAATCAATCGGTACAAATCTCCCTCATTTATGTATGACATTGACTGAATGCCACTAGATGTAGGGGTGTCGCGTTTCACGACTCCCTTGCAATGCCTTGATACGGCATCTCTGGGATTGTTATATCCAAGAGCTTTGGCAACATCAGTGCCAACAAAGTACGGTTTACCATCAATTTCTGCTGTTCGGATTTCTCCGAACTCTTCTGAATTAAAAAACTGTAATTCGTTCATAAGTCTCCTTTCTTGTGATATACTCCCTATAGATGGGAGGTGATTAAATGATAACTGGGAAACAATATCGGCTAATGAAGTCCGTTCTTAAAAATAACGGAACCACTGCACAAGATACCGAAAATCACGAAATGTATAGATACTTAGCATCTAAAGGATTCTTACGTAAGCAACCTGTGCGTGGATATGAAGGCTATGTGGTCACTCAAGACGGTGAAGTTGAAATGAAAACATATAGAGAAGATACTTACCGTTTTAAAGTGACTACTGCGATCTCATTCATTGCTCTTATCACAAGTATCGTTTCCACAATTTTGAAATTCTGTATCAAGTAGATCGTCTGCAAGATGTCCAAGTGGTATTCTTTTGCCGGGTTCCAGATGGATAGGATTTGGAAGCTCTAATCCATTCGTTTCCCCGGTAAGAATCGCCACTTTTAACTGATTTACCTGTTTCTGTAAATCTCTTACATAATCAAATAGATACTGAATATCTGTTTTGCTCAACCGTTTTCACCTCCATGTTAAGAACTTTCTTTCTGTGCCTTATCAGAATCATCTGGCTTATTCTCAGAAAAACTTTCCGTCTTACCAAGAATGTATCCCTTGTCAAATTCTGACATATTAGGAATCGCTTCTTTCAGCTTTTCTACGATTCTTTTTTCTTTTTCTGACATGATTTTCTCCTTTCAGTTTATAGTCTTGCTTCGCTTGGACACCTGACTTTGAACCTGTCATCATCAGCACCAGTAGGTTATCTCTGGTGGACGGTCATTCCTGACCGTTTCGGCTATCCGTTTATTACTGCATTTATGGTATCCCATGCCTGTTGATAGCTTCTTAATACTTCGCCCTTGTGTGGACCTGCGGGAATAACGTAACCCCACTTCGGAGTGCCGATTCTATCAGTTATCATTTTTTCATCAGGCACATATTTCATTTTAAATGTCCTGAATGTTTCCATTACGCGTCGCTTATACTGTTTCTTTGTCATATCTATTACCTCTTTTCTTAAATTTCTGAAATAAGTCCTTCAGCTTCTTCTAAGTTATCAAATGCTTCTTCGATATCTGAAATATACTCTTCCATCTGCTCGCCACGCTCACCATACTGAAAACTTTCTGACAGATTATCGAATGCGTCCTGTTCTTCATCTTTAACTTCTTCTAAAATGTCTTTAGCTTGCGAGATCAGATCAAGTGCCTCAGCCAATCTCTTTCTTCTGATTTTATTCATATCCTTTTTCCTCTCTTTCTTGCGTTGCTTTGTTTACCTTGTAAACACAGTATAGTCCCTCAGACAACATTTGTCAATACCTTTTTGTTGACTTTGTAAACATTTTATGATATTATATTTTCAGAAAGGAGGAATTAAATTGAAAGACAGGTTTAAAGAGTTGCGAAAAGAATTAAACGTAACTCAGCAAGAATTTGCAGACAAACTAAAGATAAGTAGGAATTTTGTAGCGCAAATTGAAATGGGAAGCAAAGTTCCGTCAGATCGGACTATTGATGATGTTTGCAGAGAATTTAACGTAAACGAAGAATGGCTAAGAAGTGGAACTGGAAAAATGTTTCAGCCAGAGAACAAAAATGATGAAATTTCTAAGCTGTTCGGAAATGTTCTAAAGTCTAGTGACGATGATTTTAAATACCGTCTCATCAATGCTCTAGCAAAGCTAGATGATTCTGGATGGGATAACT